CTCATACGAACTCACATTCCGCCATCAATTCTATCAGGCAAGCAACCAAGTTAATCTCTTGGTCTGCAACAAATGCGGATTTGTACTGATAATCAGCAATAATCAGTACTGCTTGAGGAATGGAATTCTTGTCCACCACTTCGTACAATTTGTCATAAATCTTACGATATACAGATGCAGGGTCATTGTCAACATTTGCAGTAACCCATTGTCGCATATTGGGAAAGTTCTTTTCTCTCAGGGCCATCACCAACTGATTGAGATTTAATTCTCCGATATTTGCAAGAATTCCCGAATCGATAGTGCCAGATGTAGAATATCGTTGTAATTCATTAATAACTCTCCTAAAATCTGGAAAGTGCTTATTAATGAGTTCAGCAACTACTCTCTTATCATGTTCTACACCTTCTTCAGTAAGTATAACACCACAACGTATCATGAACTGTTGTGCAATTACTGGTTTTTCGTCCTTCTTTAATCCAAAATCAATTACTGCACAACGAGAATGAATTGGCTCGATGATTCGATTTTTAAAATTACAAGTAAAGATGAAAGAACAGTTCTCCGCAAACTTTTCAATGAACCCTCTCATTGCTGGTTGTACTGAATCTGGATTCATGTAATCAGCCTCATCAATGATTACAACTTTGCGGCCACCGCCAGATAAAGATATGGTGGAGCAAAATTGAGTCATTTTAGTTCTGAGAGTGTCAATCATTCTACCCTCATCAGAACCATTGATGATAATGTAATCGGAATTTGTCATGTTACAGATTGCCCTCGCAACAGTTGTTTTACCAACTCCGGCCGGGCCTGTGAACATCAGATTAGGAACTTTATTATCTCTAACTAGATCTTCAAGAGTTCCCTTGATTGTATCAGACAAGATACATTGTTCAATGGTTTTTGGGCGATGCTTTTCCACCCACAAAAATTTATCCATATCAAAAAACCTTTCATATTATAATAATGTTTACCCCTCAAAAGAAGAATTCTGTTCCAGAGCAATAAAATATCTTAGAGTGTCAGTTGTTCTCTGAAATCTTGAGATTCTTTTAGAAGACAATGCAACATCATAAGTACCTTCCATCAATTTATTCAAGTTTTCAGTCTTGAATATCATACGGAATGTCTTATCCGTAGGGCCGACACCAGTTGAAAAACTATCTGATGATACATTACCTGTATCAGACACTAACAGTCTTATTTCAGTTCCATCGCCTTCAACAACTACTTCTGGAAGTCCCAAAGTATTTGCTGCGTTAATGGTCTTTTTAAAGACATCTTGTGTCAGTTGAAATTCAACTTCTGGATCTGGAAAAGATATATCTTTTTCAGGCGGTGTTTGAAACATGGAACTACTTCCACAATAACGATATGTTGCTTCATGATTAGTGTCAGATATCGTTACACCATTATCAGTAAAATTCAACTCTGGATCATTAAACAATGATAACGTACCAAGAAACCGATTCAATTCATATATCGGAAATGTCTTTGGTAAGTCCTCACTTATTTCTACTGAGGCCAGGATTGTGTTTAAAGGTGATACAGTTCTGAGAGTGCTACCCTCACGAAACTCTAAACTTTGATTGATATTTGCATAGTTCTTTAAGAACGATGTTGTGCTATCACTTAACTTCATTGTGTTCTCCTTGAGATTCACGATTATAAAAATTATCATGTAGGTATAACATAATAATAACATAATGAACGACTTTTGTCAAGTCATTTCTATTAAATCCGCCCTTCTTTCCATACCTTTGAGCGTACTTAATGATGTTGCCGATACAGAAACCTTCACCATGGCCCGAATCAGCTATAAACTCTGTTGATTGTATTTTATTTTGAGCATAATGAGAGGTGTAAGTGGAATCTATTGTATCCCAAATTTCCTTCAAATATACATCTTCATCAAAAACATAATCAATTTCTTTTTCGTTTTTTCTTATTTGCTTGTTTGATGTTTCTTCTTCGTTTTTCAAAATTTTTCACCCTCGTTTCATTGTCTACACCATGTCCGGCATAGTCTAGATTTGCTAAACTTTGCATTGAACCACTAAAAACATAAGAGCCCATATGACTAATTTTCATCCACGGGCATAGGAAAATCTGATATCCGATTCTCCGAACAAACTGACAGAAGAAATAATCTTCTGAAAGATAACGATTACTTCCCCCTGCAATGTCTCCCAAATATGCTTTAGAATCAATTACAGTATCAAAGTAAGCATGGATATCTCTATCACCTTTAAAATTTTCTGACCGATTGTGGTCAGGAGTATATTTAAATTGAGGATATGCTTCTGCAAAATCCTCAAAAACTTTTCGTTTAATCAATATGAAACCAGTTCCTATTTCAAGAACATCAACTGGCTCAGTTACACTAATTTTATGTGTATTTTCTACAGGATTGAATACATAATCTCCTGTATATTTTTCAAGTTCATTTGGGTCTTCATCTGCAAGTCCCATATCAACTGCATTTCTAACTTTTTCCCAAGCAATACATTTTTTTGGATATGGCCCGCCAATAACATCTTTGTCCAATGCGGCCAAAGTTAAAACATCATTCGGGTCAAAATGAATGTCTGCATCGATGAACATAAGATGTGTATAATTTGTATCTCTTATGAATTCATCAACCAGATAATTTCTTGCTCGGGGAATTAAAGACTCATTGAACAAATAGAAATATTTCAAATCCATTTGATATTTGGTTGCAAGTGTAGAAAGATCTGCACAAGCCTTTGAATATAAACCACTACACATTCCACCATACATTGGAGTGCATACCATTATCTTTTTTTCTCTTAGTTCTTCAATACCAATTTTAACTTCCATTATTCTCCATTATTATTCACTAGATATAGCAATAGGATGCCACCCCTCCAAGCAACACCCTATATTATCTATAACCTTTTAAAAAGGTTGATTTGTTTCTTCCTCTACAGTCTCTTCAGAAGTCTCAGAAGTTTCATTCTCTTCAGAAGGTAACGAAACTTTATCATCCAACTTAGAGTACAAGTCCATGAAAGTATCTTTGGTTTGGTCATCAAACCTTGCAACACACATTGCGATTGCTTTCATTCTATCTTTGAAGATAGCAAATGCGTGAATGATATGAACCAATCGGCGAGTTGCAATAATCTCATCAACTCCACCATCATAAAAGGTTTTACGAATCAAGTCTGCCCAGTCAACCAGTTTCCCAGCATACTCTTCATCGACACATCCAAGATTTTCCATCAACTTGATAACGATTTTCTTCTCAACTGACATGGAAGGATACTCTTGTTCCATTGTGATAGGAAATCTTTCAAGGAATGCTTCGTTTAAAATGTTAGTTCCGATAAAGCGTCCATCCTCAGAACCTTTACCCTTAGTGTTGGCAGTCGCCATAACTGTGAAACCAGCTTTAGGACGGACAATCCTTCCTTCTTTTTTAATCAGAAGTGGATTTCCTTCCAGAACAGGTTGGAGACACATAATTTTGTTTGATGCAAGGTCAACTTCATCAAGAAGAAGTGTTGCACCACGTTCCATCGCCATAGTAACTGGGCCATCCTGCCAAACAGTCCTACCATCAACCAATGCATAGTGACCAATCAAATCATCTTCATCAGTTTCAATGGTGATGTTCACACGAAAAAGTTCTTTCTTCAGTTCTGCATGAATCTGCTCAATCATCATGGTTTTTCCGTTTCCAGATAAACCAGTAATAAAGACAGGATAAAAATTTGCAGATTTCTTAATGGTTTTGACATCGGCATAATGACCGAACTTTACATAACCATCGACTTTCGCAGGAACATAAGATTCGGATGCGTTCTTAGGAAATTCAATGACATTACTTGCCATAGATACCTTTTCGGTTTCCATTACTTCAGTTGCATGAGTTGCAAGAGAAATGGTATTATCATTTTCAACAACTTCTGAAGATGTTCCATTTAAAGATGGAAATCTCCATTCGCCCCTGTCAACTTTTTCAGAAAAATTATTTCGTATTAGAAATCGAGGAAGAACTACATTGAGTTCTTTGGCTTTAGTCTTGAAGTCTTGATAGTCTTGCCTAGTAAATGTTTCTGATCCAACAAAGGATCGAAAAGCACTTAAACTTTCGGCTTGTTTTTCATTTATATTCATAACAAATAATCTCCATTAGGAGGTTCACAACGTGAGAGAGGTGAATCCTTTCTCACTTTCATAATACTATTATATCAAAACTAGGCATAAATGTCAAGTTTTTTACGCAACTTTTTCAATAAATGCGTTAAGAAGAACACGATTTTGCAATTTTCCTCTAGTGTTCTTTTTCAAAGCTTTCCGAATCTCTGCTTTAGAAGATCCTGCCTTGACTTCTCCAACATGATTTACTTCATCAATCTCAAGACCTTTAGTATTGATAATGTAAAGTTCATCATAAGAAGACTTAGTTTCAATAATGAATTTATCTTTACGAAATTTATTCACTTGTTCCTCAGTTGCATAATCATATGTGGCATTAGACAAATTCCCTGCAAGTCTTCTACCAGAACCAGAAGTCAGGTAAAATCCAAGAAGATTTATTCCAAGAGATTTCTTGAGTGCTTCCAAAAGAATGTCAGTTGTTTGTAACTGTCTTCCTTCTCTTTTAGGATATGTTCTTGAACGAGTTGCTTTATCATCAATATGAAGTGTATTTCTATCGTGTCTACTCACAACATTATTTGAATCAAGATATCCGTGATTGTGATTACTTTGTCCATCAGTTAAAAATACTGCATTGACAATCTGGGCCCGTGACTTCATTTTGAATTCTTCAATCACAGACTTGGACATAACAATCGTATCATCTAAAGGAGTTCCACCCAAAGAATAATTGTCAGGAATTCCATAATAATCATAACTTCTAGAATAATAATAATTGTAACGAGTATCAAATGAAGATGAAATCAAAAGAAGATTTCGATATGCATCATTCAGTTCTCTGTTTCTCATTCTAGAAGAAAAGAGATTTACTAACTTCGTTCCTTTATTCACAACCAATTCGTTAGTCTTGTAATCGGCAATTTTCTTTCCAAGATAATTTACATCATAAGGCAAATCCCTTGATGTTTCATATATATCTCTGTTTTCTGCATCTTTCCAATCACGATAATGGTCAGAAAAAGCATAAACTTCAAAAGGAATCTGAACTTTCGAGCAAAACATAGTCAAGTTAATCAACTGTTCGATAGTATCTTTCATACATGAATGCATGGAACCAGACCAATCGATGAACATTACCATGCCGTGATTCTTTCCTTCTGGAAAAGAAGTAATCTGTTGAAACAGATTTTCACTATACTTATATGCATGAATCTTGTTCATGTCAAGAGTTCCTTTTTTTGAATTATATGCCCTGCGATGAATATCTGCGGCTTTCTTCATTTCAAACTCTTTGGCCATGTAACTAACCATCTTATCATTTACAGACTTGAACTTTTTCAAAAATTTTATTCCAGACTCCATTGCACCTTCTTGTTTGGTGTAATATGAAGTCAACTCTTCATGAACTTTTTTGTAATTAACAATAACTGCATCAGTATTAATTGTAGGAAATGTTAGATATCGAGGGACACTAACTCTGTCACTCATATCCGCCATCTCTTCTTCTTTTGAACGGAAGTTTTCATCGGTCTGAGACATCGGCCCAGACATATCTTCTCTATCACCAAAAGGATTTCCGTATCCACCTTCTAAACCATTAGAAGTTTTGGAACTTTCGGAGTTTTCTTTTGAATCATCCGACTCTCCTTTTTCTGAATCTCCCTCATCAGCAGATTGACCTTCGTTTTTTCCTCTGGCAGAACCATCTTCACTAGAATCTTCAGAATCTTCACTTTCACCACTTGAACCAGAAGCACCATCTTTTTCAGAATCATCTTCTTCAGAATCACCACCATCGGAATCTTCATAATCACTAGGGTCATAATCTTCATTCCATTCGGAATCATCTTCATCATCTTCATCGAAATCGCTGTAACTGTTATCAGTTTCCGATTCGTTTTCTTTACACCACTCAAAAAGACCATTAGTGACTTCCAGAACATCTTCAAACGTTTCAGTTCTCATAACCTTCTCAACCCACTCTCGCTCTTCATCGGAAAACTCAATACCATAATCAGTACCGGCCTTAGTATATAAATTAATACGATCAATCAAACCAAGATCGTTAGGACTTAATCCCATCTTTCTTAATCCGAAAAAATCTTCATTTATAAGTTCTTTGTAACCACCAATCATACACTTGCGGGCACCAGCAAACTTTCTTTTAATTTTCTTTTCGATTCTTGCATCTTCAATAACGTTCAGAAAAGATTTGAAACCTTTGCCTTTTTCACTTATAGAAGAATGCCATCCTTCATATGGAGTCCAAAGTGCGTGACCAACTTCGTGGGCACAAAACAGATCATAAACATCTGTTCCTGGCTTCCATTTCAGAATAGGTAAGTAGAGGACTCGATTTTTTACATCGAATGCTGCGGTAGGGATTTTCTTGTGTTCAACAGTAATGTTCTCTGCAGCCATCAGTTTGGCAAGCATCGATTTCTGTTCAACTAGGTTTGTTTTCATCATAATATAATCTCTAAAAAATGGTTATTTCTTAACCTCACATATACTATTATACTAAATCCTGACCCAAATGTCAAGTTTTTTCCAAAGTTTTTTCAGATTCTTTTTCAGAATCCTTTGAATCGGCTCTTGAATAATCGCCAGTTCCATCATCTAAATGTTCATATCCAGTTAATTTTCCCGAATATCTACTGAGAAGTTCTTTTCTCATGTTTTTCAATGTCTTTGATGCCATATTTTGACTCCTTTCTCATTACAATACTATTATACCACAGAAATGTGTTGAATGTCAAGTTTTTTTGTCAAATAATTTAAAATTATCTAAAAGATCTGGATCAACACCCATCATGTCTTTTGTGAGTTTGGTCTTTGGAACGTTGGCTGCAATCCAACCTAGAAGTTGTCGTTTAACATCTGCTTCTGGCCCGATTGTTTTTCCTTCTTTCTTGAAGGTTAGGTAGGTAAAATCTTTAACTTTAATATTGCCCTGTTTAGTCAACATAGGTTTTTTTGTATCGGGATCGATCCAAGCAATAGTATTGTCTCTATTATTGAGAATAACCCGAACACCTCCATTTAATCCTCTTGGAAGTTTTCCCTTGACCACATCATACATATTTGTGGCTGCACCTTCATGTGAAAGTAACATTATGTCTTCTGGAACAACTCTTGTGCGATTTCTATTATTGACAATCGCAACTGCATAATTTGTCAAAACCCATGTAAGATGGATATCTTTGGCCGCATATCCTGCTTCTGTCAATTTTGGAATAATATCTCCGATATCACTTGCATCTTTCATAGTGATATCAAACAGAATATTAGGTAAGTGTCTTGTGTTTGCATCCCTGAGTAAAAGATCAAGAGTTGTATCTTTAATTCCTTTATCTCTTACAAATTTATGAATTTTATAAACATCTTTCGGATTCTTTAATTTTAATCCTTTAATTTCTGGATACAACTTTTTCGTATCCGCCAATTTTATAAATGCTTTTTTCCATTCATCGACATCACGAACTTTAAATTTCTCACCTTCCATAAAATTATCAATTGCAAAACCTTTGCCTGATCCTGCACCACCAGCAAGAAATACGATCTGGCCGTATCTCTTCCCCTGAGCGTACATGATTAGTTTTTCTTCTAGATATTGTCTGAAGGATAGCATAGAGTCTGATTACAAATATTATAGATTTATAGTAATATTTATAAAACAGAAAGAGTAGGAATACTAAAAATCCCCTATATGCTTGGTAAGAGTCTCTAAATTGTGTTCTGCAAAATATGCAGGGAGCATATTTCTTGAGCCTTTTGGCTTTTGTTGTTTTTGTTCCAATATTGCATTTTGTAAGTTCCAAGGCGTCCATCTTAAATCGATAAGTTCAGTATTTTCATCAAATCTTAGAGCGTGTTCGCTTGGAATCTTCTTTTTCAATTCATCGATAAGTTTTTTAGTTAAAGGTGTTTGTCGAACGCCAGACACAATACAATTGCCAGAACTAAGTACATTAGGAATTCCATCGCTTTTATCTCCTCGTAAAATATGTTCTTCTAAGTATTCTTTTGGGTCAACACCATTCAAAAGTTTCTTTGCCATGGGGCTGAATTGAAATACATTGTCATTCATCTGTAATTGAATGAAATCCTTATCACTAGAAATAATCATTGTTTTTTCATCTGGTTTTCTTTTACGAATAACCAGAGTACCGATGATATCATCTGCTTCGGCCGTATCAATTTGAATCAGTTGATAGGGAAAATTGTCTTTGAGTTCTCCCTTCAGTTGATTGAAACATTCAAATATTTGATTCCAATTTAAAGAGGAAGTTTCTCTTCCCGATTTTCTTCCTGCTTTGTAATTTGGAAACACTTCTCGCCTCCATGAAAGACTTCCATCACAACATATCACCAGTTCACCAAATTCATTGGCATACTTTTTACGATACATACGTAAACTATTCAGAACCATATGTCGTATTTTTTTTATATCTACTTCTGTCTCTTCTTTCTTCATAGACATAAAAGTAGATGCAACTAATAGTTGACTAATATCGACTAAAATCATATTAATTTATTGTCTACCACAAAGCTACCCACATTACTAACCCAAATATATTTAATATCCAGTATGTGGAGAATACAGTTAATGCCAATAGAAATAACATATCTATTGATTTCCAATCTTTATTGTACCACTTTTGCTGTTTCATTTTATCCTTCTCTAATTATATTAATTTAATAATCCTGTATATTCTTCCTCTTCTAGTTCTATTTCGATTGTATCATCTGAATCATCGAACTTCCCAAAAGTCTTTTCTAAATCACCATCTTCATCTATACCAATTTCTAGTTCCAACACTTGGCCGGTTTCAGAATCCGTAAGATAGATTTCTAAATTACATACATCTAACTTATTTCCATCATCATCTCTTGCATGAAGCATTGCTTTCAGGACTGCCGCACCTTCTTTAAGTATTCTTTTATGTGAACTTTTCGTTTTCATTTTATCTCATCGTTATATGTTGGAGCTGGTGAGAAGAATCGAACTCCCGACATCGAAATTACAAGTTTCGTGCTCTACCAACTGAGCTACACCAGCGCATTGATTATCCGTTCAATTGTTGATATTCACGAACATGGGTTTCCGCTTCTTCTAA